GCTCGGGAACGGCGAGCGTCGGCGTGCCGTCCTCGCTCGAGACGTCAGGCGTCAGGCGCACGGCCGCGGCCTGGTAGCTGAAGTCGTTCGCCTCGAGCGTGAGCGTTCCCGGCCCTTGACGTGAATCGGTGAGCGGCATCGGTCAGACCTCCTGGGTTTCGGTGACGGTGACGGTGACGGTGAGCTCGACCGCCGGGAGCGGCTCGGCGTTGACGCTCGAGCGCCAGGAGCTCGCCCGGTAGGCGTCGGTCGCGAGCGCGTAGGCGACGTCGTCGGCGAGCGCGTAGACACGGTCGACGGCGAGCGGAGTGTTGAGAGGGTCGCCGGAGACGACGAGCACGCGGATCGTGAACGTGCGCGCGGCGAGGCCTCGAGAGACGAGCGTCGGGAGGCCGACGAGCACGCCGACCGGCTGAGGGAAGAACGCGCCGGCGTCGCGCGTCGCCGAGACGCCGGCCTCCTCGAGGCGAGCGACGAGCTCCTCGATCGCGCGCGTCGCGGCGTTGAGTGTCGCCGGCGTGCTCATACGACGGTCGGGAGCTTCCAGCGGAGTTGCCGCATGATCTCGGCGCGGTTGGCGCCGAGCGAGTCGAAGAGCACGTCCTCGGAGCCGTAGCCGGTGAAGCCGCTCGGAGCGTTGCGCGACTGATAGGTGAGGCCGGCCGCGCGGATCGCGCCGAGGCGAATGTCCGCCGGCGGCGTGTAGACCGGCGGCGTCGCCGAGTCGAAGTAGGAGGGATGGCGCCGCTCGACCGCGGCCTTCCATGCCGCGGTCGAGAGCGCGAGATTGTCGTCGCCGGCCACGCTCGAGGCGGGGAGGTCGAGGTAGCCGGCGACGTCGTCCGGGGTGAGCCAGTCCGGCATCGGCTAGCTCGAGGCCTTCGCCTTCGCGCGTGCCGAGGCCTGGACGGCGCCGGCGGCGAGCTTCGTGATCTCGGCCGGGTAGTCGACGTCGAAGAGGCCCTCGCCGACGACCGCGAGCTCGACGTTGAGAGCGCCGATCGCGTTCGCGGTCAGGCGAACCGGCTCGGTGATCCGCACGTCGAGAGCGCGCCGGCTCGCGAGGTACTGATCGCCGGCGGCGAGCGAGCCGGAGGCGATGATCGGGAGGCCGGCGAACGAGGAGCGGAGGTTGCCGTCGATCGAGACGTTGCCGGCGGCGACCGGCGACTGGAGCGCGCCGGTGTCGGCGAGCTCGCCCCACACGTCGGGAGCGACGAGGATGACCGCCGGCGCGGCGTCGTTCGTGTCGAAGAACGTCGCGATGCCGGCGCCGAGCGTCGCGTCGAGGCCGGCGACGGTCGTCGCGAGGAGCGCCGCGATGCGCGTCTCGACGTCGAAGTGGAAGTCCTCGACGGCCTCGGCGTAGATCGCGTCGATGACGTCCGGGCTCGAGCGCTGGACGACGACGTAGGGGATCGCGCCGGCCCAGTCCCAGCGCTCGACGTTCGCCGAGTCGGAGCCGATGACGACCGTCGACGTCGTCGCGTCGGCGTTGACGTTCGCGGCCCAGGCGCCATCGGGTCGCGTCGTCCAGCGAGGCTTGTTGACGGCGAGGCCGACGCCGGGGAGCGGCCGGCCCTTGAACACGTCATAGAGCGGCGTCGGGACGTTCTTGCCGCCCATGACGGTGCGCTCGTAGCTCGGCGGGAGCACGCCGGAGAGGTCGGTCGAGATGCTCTCGGCGAGAGCGGCCTCGAGGTAGCGGAGAGCGTCGCGCTCGCCGTGCTGCGCTCGAACGATGAGGCCGACGAGCTCGCCGGCGCAGAGCTCGCGATCGGGACGGTCGGCGCCGGCGAGAATGACAGGCGCCGCGAGTGTTGCTTCGGTCATCGGTGTTCCCTCCTCGGGAGTGTCGCCGGCGGCGCCGGCATCGTCGTCGGGCTCGAGGTCGAGCTCGGCTTGGTCGGGGTGCTCGTCGTGCTCGTCGTCGAGCGGTCGGCCGCACGTCTCGCACGTCTTGACGACGACCTCGGCCTCCTCGTCGTCGGCCTCGGCGGCGACGCGGCTCACGGTCGCGCCGGCGAAGGCGCCGAGCGCCAGGAGGCTGACCTCATGGATGCGCGCCTTCAAGACGTCGATCACGCCATCGGCGGCGACGTCAGACTCGACGACCTCGGCGCCGACCGAGAGCGAGCCTCGAGAGCCGCTCGCGGCCTGGACGAGCGCGGTGTCGCCGTCCTGCGTGCCGTCGATCGTGAACCGAGCGAGCGCCATCTCCGGCCCGTCGACGAGCTCGGCGAGCACGCCGACCGGCCGGCCGCGATCGTGGTCGACGAGGAGAGGCGTGCGCGGCCGCGCGAGCTCGAGCGAGCCGGCGGCGAACCGGTAGCGCTTGCCGTTGATCGTGCCGACCTCGCCGTAAGGAACGGCGACGCCCTCGATCGTGCGAGCGTTGAGGTCGGCGGCGACGAGGTCGAGCTCGAAGCGAAGCATCTAAGTCCTCCCAGGAGTGAGGTCGGCGGGGGATGCCGCGGGGATGCCGAGGAGCGAGCGCGCCTCGTCGCGGCTGATGAGGCCGGCCTCGAAGAGCGCGATCGCGTACTCGGAGGCCGCGGTCGGATCGGAGCGAAGGAACGTCTGCACGTCGAAGGCGATCGCCTGGCCGCGCGGGATCGCATCCGAGAGCGTCGCCTCGATCGTCGCGAGATGCGGCGAGACGGCGTCGACGAGGAGGAGCGAAAGCTGTTGCGAGAGGTTCGCGTAGAGGAGCGCGCTCGCGTTGCCGGACGGCGACGCGCCGATCATCGCGACCGGCACGTTGAAGAGCCGCGCGACGTCGGTCGCGACGTTCGCTCGAGCCTCGACGAGTTGGAGCTCGGCCGGGTCGAGCGCTTGCTTCTCGTACTTGACGCCCTCGAGCCAGGCGAGCCCGTACTTGCGCCGGCGCTCGGCGAACGAGGCGAGGTAGGCCTCGGCCTCGTCGTCGGAGAGCGAGACGCCGCTCTCGTTCGTGAGCGTGCCGGCCGGGAGCTCGACGCCGGCGAAGCGGCGCGCCGCGAGCTCGAGCTCGACCGCCGCGGCGAGCGTGCGCGCGCCGGTGTCGAGCACGCCGGGGATCGGCGAGTCGAAGCGGATCACGTCGGCGATCGGGACGACGTCGGCGATGCCGGCGATCCGGTAGCCGGTCAGGACCGAGTAGGCGCCGCCGGAGCTCCTCACTTCCGGGGTGACGTCGTCGACCGGCGTCCAGCGAGCTCGACGAGGGAACCCCTCGGAGTCGCGCTCGAGCACGCGCCAGTAGGCGCGGCCGCGGAAGAGCAAGTCGTCGACGGTGCCGCCGATCGTCGCCGGCATCGTCGTCGACGGGTCAGGCTTGGAGACGAGATAGTCCGGCTCGAGCCGCTCGCCGCCGCGGAACCGGAAGAGGTCGAGCTGTACGACCGTGCCGACGACGAGGTTGCGACAGGCGGCGACGGCCGGGATCGAGAGCGCGGCGTCGCGGCCGACGCCCTCGGCGAGCCAGGCGACCTCGGCGACCTCGAGCGCCGTGCCGGAGCGGACGACCGGGATGCGCGCGCCTAGCTGCCGAGCTCGAGGCGCGTCGGGGACGACGTCGGCCGCGGCCCGTAGTCCGAATCGCTCGAGAGCTCGCACGCTTCCGAGGATGCGCCTCGAGCTCGCCGGCGACCATCGCTCGAACGGCTACAACGACCGAGGAGCCCCTCGGAGCTCCTCGGCCGGCCGTCAGACTCGACCTCGTTCGCCGGAGTGTGTGTGAATACGACCGCCGGCTCGAGGCCGAGCCTCCGAGGGTACTCCGGTTAGCCGCCGAGCACAACGCGCGGCTTGCTCTTCTGCTCCGGCCGGAGCTCGGCGCCGATCGCCCACACGGCCGCGCGCGCGAGGTAGATCGGCCCTGGCGATCGCCGAGCCGAGAGCGTCGTGCCGGAGTCGGGGATCGTGACCGGCGTCGCGGTGAGCATCTGCCGAGTGAGCTCGTCGTCCTCGTCGTGAGCGAGCCGGCCCTCGACGATCGCGGCGAGCGTCGGCCCGTAGCCGGCGCGCTGCTCGGCCGTGCCGACCTTCGTGCGCGTGAAGCCGGGGAGGCGCGCGACGTGCTGCTCGAACGAGGCCGGGTAGAGGAGCTCGGCGCCGCGGCGCGATCGCGCGAGCTCCTCGAGCTCGGTCCAGAGCGCGCGCCGAGTCGGGAACGAGCGACCGCGGAGGAGCACGCGATCGTCGGCCAGGCGGACGGCGACGACGTAGCCACACTGGCCGGGAGCGCCGGCCTCGTCATTGATCGCGACCGTCCCAGGCGGCGAGCTCGGGAGCTCGAGCGCGGCGTCGCCGGCCGCGGCCCACTGAGCCGGCGCGACCCACGACCGCGCGGCGAGTACCCACTGATTGAGGTACTGCCGGCGCCAGTCCGACTCGGAGCTCGTCTCGAAGGCGTGCTCGAGCGCCTCGAGCCGTTGCGGCGTCCAATGCGGCGAGGCCTGGCGCCAGGCGTCGCGGTCGTCCGGGTAGGCCTCCGGCGGCGCCGACCATTCGAGGAGGAGGATGCGCGCCGAGTCGGCGTCGACGAGTTGCGCGATCGCGGCGTCGCGATCCTCGAGGAGGAGCGTCGAGCCGCCGTCGCCGGCCGTCGAGACGAGGATGAGTTGCGGCGACGCGCGCTCGAGCATCGTCGGCGCGATCGAGCCGTCGACGACCTCGCGGCCGACGCGCCAGGCCTCGTCGACGAAGGCGAGCGAGACGCTCGAGCCGACGCCGCCGTCGAGCGTCGACGCCGCGAGCCGCCAGGCGGAACCGTCGCCGAGCTCGATCGCCTCCTGGCCGTTCGAGCGGCGAACGATCGCGCCGAGCTCGGCCTCGAGCGTGCGCGCCGCCGGCGTCCAGATTCGTTGAGCGGTCGAGCGAAGGTTGGCGACGTGGAGAACCTCTTGCGGCTCGCCGAAGAGGTCGGCGGCGCCGACGCGCCAGCCGCAGAGCCCTCGCGAGAGGATGCTCTTGCCGCTCTGCCGGCTCACGGTGAGGATCACGCGCCGCCATCGGAGCGAGCCGTCGGCGCGGTGCTCGAGGATGCGCTCGAGCGCGTAGCGCTGCCAGGGTCGGAGCTCGTCGCGGAGGTAGCGACCGATCCAGCCGGCGGCCTCGGCGCCGTAGGAGCCGACGACGTCCGAGGGTCGCGGCGTCTCCAGACGAGGCGCGACGAGCTCGACCGAATCCGCCGATCCTGGCCGGCCTCCGGGGGAGATAGAGGTTGGCGACTGGCGCCGGGTCGCCTCGACGCTAGAAAATCGCGGCGACGACTGAGGTCGAGCGATCGCGGCGAGCTCGAGGTCGTCGAGGAGCGACGGGTGCGCGAGCTCCTCGCCGCGGCGACGCTTGACGGGAACGTAGGCGACGTCGCGCGGCTCGGCCGCGGGACGGAGCTCGACCGCCGGCGCGACGCGACCGCGAGGAGCGCGCCGCTCGAGCGCGCGCGTGCGGTTGCCTCGCCTCGCGTTGCATCCGTAGTGGACGAGCCGGAGCTCCTCGATCGGCGGGAGCTCCTCGCCGCCGGCGTGTACCGGCACGACGTGGTCGACGCTCGCGCTCGAGCTCGAGCGCGCCGGCGCGGTGAAGTCGATCGGCTGACCGCAGAGCTCACAGAGGTCGTCGGCCCTGGCCCGGAGCTCGGGCATGAGCCTCGCGATGTGTGCGCGCCAGGCGCGACCGTGAGCTCGAGCGACGACCGCCATGCCTTGACGATAGACGGCCGATCGGTTCACACTGACGCCGTCAGTCCTAGCCCCACTAGGAGGAGGTCGTCAGGATGCAACGCACGATCTACGTGTGCGATCGCTGCGAGAACGAGACGCCGAAGGCCGAGCTCTACTCGGTCACGGTGAAGCCGCCACGCGGGAAGCAACGCAACGCGCTCGAGCTCTGCTCGACGTGCGTGCTCGAGCTCACGCGGCCGGCGCTCGAGCTCGCGAAGGCGTAGCTCGCCGAGGCCGGACGAAGAGCGGCCGGGAGGAGGAGGCAAGAGGCGCCTCCTCCCGGCTCTAGAGCGCGCCCGGTCCCCCGACGAGTGGAAACGCGACGAGTGTCGTCGCGCTCGCGAGCCTCGCGCGCCCCCACTGTCTTGGCCGTGGTCGCCCTGCGTGTCTTGCGCTTCACGCTGCCGCCCTCGCGTGAAGTCGACGCAACGCTGACCTCGGCGCCGGCGAGTGTCGCCGGCGTTGCTATCGAAGCGTCAGGGATTGAGCGCGCGCTCGACGAGCTCGCCGTCGACGTCGAAGCGCTCGCGCCAGAACCAGCCGGCCGTGAGCATGGCGGTCGCGCCGCCGTTGCGCTCGATCGAGAAGGCCATCATCCGTAGCAGCGTCTCGCCGATCGGCGACCGCTCGCGACTCCATGCGTACTCGAGCGCCGAGAGCGTCGGCGGCTCTTCGGTCGGGAGCTCCTCGCGCGCCGAGCTCGAGCTCGAGCGCCGGCGCGGGTCGGCGCCGGTGCGCCAGGACGCGATCGCGAACGAGGCTGGATTCTTGACGTTCGGCTCGTCGATCGCGTACTCGAGCACGGCGATCGCGCGCTCGGGATCGGCGAGCATCTCGGCGCGGAGGCGATCGCTGAGGATCGCGAGCTCGTCGACGAGGTCCAGGACTCGAGCCTTGAGACGAAGCCGCTCGAGCTCCTCGTCGTGGCTCACGTCGCCCAGGTGTCGATCATCGAGACGACGAGCCAGCCGGCGAGCGCGGCGATGCCGATGAGCGCGAGCACGGCCGCGAGCGCTCGAGGCGTCGAGACGACGGCGAGCACGGTGCGCGCGAGCTCGGTCACAGCCGGCCGGCCCGGATCGTGAGCGCGACGGCCGCGGTGACGTTCGTCACGCCGAGGCGCGCGCACGCGCTCGCCCGGATCGTCTTGACGGTGTGCACGCTGATGTAGAGCTCGTCGCCGGTCTGCTCGGCCGTCCGGCCTCGAGCGGCCGCGCGTAGGACGTCGATCATGCGAGGAGTGAGCGAGCCGACGCCGCCCTCGCCGCAGTAGCCGCGATCGCTCACGTCCGCGGCCTCCAGGCCTCGAGGAGCTCGTTGACGGCCTCGCCGATCCGCTTGCCCTCGCCGCGCGCCGCGGCGCGGAGAGCGCCTCGGAGCGCGTCACACTTCACGCGATCGCGACAGAGGAAGCCGCCGGCCGACGAGCGCCGGAGCTCGCCCGTCTGGACGACCCTGCAACAGCGCTTGCACATCGGCACGCCTAGCGCCCCCATCCGAAGATGAGCGCGAGCGCGAGCTCGACCGCGATCACGACGAGCGCCAGGCGCGGGAGGTCGATCATACGCTCGCCCTCGCCGCGAGTTGGTCGCCGATCGTCGGCGCGCCGTGCGTGTAGTTCGTGTGATGCTTGAGTTGCTCGCCGGCCTTCCAGCCGGGGTAGCGCTCGACGTTGACGCCGACGTGGACGTGCGGCCCTCCCCCTTGGCTCGTCGAGATGGTGACGCCGAGCTTGGCGCCCTTCGCGAACGAGCGGCCGGCCGCGGGAGCCGAGACGAGATGGCCGAACCAGTAGCGGAGGCCGGAGTCGCCATCGGCGTAACAAGCGTCGCCGGGGTTGCTCGACGAGTCGCGCGTGATGACGAGAGCCTCGGGAGCGAGGATCGCGACGCCGGCGCCGAAGGCGTCGTCGAAGGCGGGATAGAGCGGGATACCGCTCGTCGCGTGCGTGCAGTCGTGCTGTAGGAGCGGCTGACCGCCGGCGAACATCGGACCGAGCGAGGGGAGCGTCGGCGCCGGCGGCGCCTTGTGCGACTGCTCGAGGAGGTCGACGGCGATCGCGTCGAAGAGCGGCTCGCCGGCGTTCGAGAGGCCGGCCGGGATGCGCGCGTAGCGCATCGTCTGATACGTGGCGTCGCCGAGTTGGCCGGTCGGCTCGATCTTCGACTGACGCTGGAAGCCGGCGACGCCGCTCTCGCCGACGTTGCCGCTCTTCCCGCAAGCGAACGCGCGCGAGTACGTGTCATCGAACGAGCTCGCCGGCCCTTGCCAGCGACCGCCGCGCCAGAGCGCGCGCTTGATCGCGACGACGTCCGGCCCGTCCGAGCTCGCCGGCCGGCCGCTCGGGTTGCCGGGGAAGTAGAGAGCGCGCGCGAGCTTGCTCGGTCCGACCGGCGAGCCGCCCGGATAGGCGACCTCCCACCAGGAGCTCACGCGCCGGCCTTCTCGAGGAGACGCTCGACCGCGCGAACCTGTTCGCGATCGCCGCGGCACGCCGGGATGAGGCGCCGGCGGCGAAGCCGACGAGGCCAGTACCCCCTACAAGTCTTGTGTACTGCTGCTAGTCTCCGGGTGTACATATGACCTTCTGAGAGAGGAGCAAGAACGATGACAACGAAGCAAGCTACTCCCATCGCCGGACGTAGGCAAGCCGTCGGGTACGTGCGCGTGAGTGACGTCGGCGGTCGCGACGGCGAGAGCTTCATCTCGCCGGCGACGCAACGCGCGACGATCGAGGCGACGGCCGCGGCGAAGGGTTACCGGATCGTCGAATGGTTCGAGGATCTCGACGAGGTCGGCTCGAACCTCGAGAGGCCGGAGCTCGAGCGCGCCTTCGCGACGATCGAGGCCGGCGGCGCGAGCGCGATGATCGTCTGGAAGCAGAACCGATTCTCGCGCGGCACGCTGGACACCTTGAAGGCGATCGCGCGTCTCGCCGCGGTCGATGCGAAGCTGATCGCCGGCGACCTCCCGGACGTCGACGACCAGACCGGCATGGGGAAGATGTTGCGGGTGTTCATGGCGGCTCAGGCCGAGCTCGAGCTCGACGGGATTCGCGAGGGTTGGCTCGAGGCGCGATCGAGCGCGACCGCGCGCGGCGTCGCGATCAAGAGCCGCGCGCCGTTCGGCTACCGCTTCGACGACGATCATCGGCTCGAGGTCGTCGCCGGCGACGCTGCCGTCGTCGTCGAGCTCTTCGAGCGGCGCCTCGCCGGTGCCGGCCTCGGCGAGCTCGTCCGATGGTTCGAGGATGCGACCGGGCTCGCGCGGAGCCGGACGACGATCAAGTCGATGCTCGCGAATGACACCTATGCCGGCGTGCTCCGGCATGGCGCCTTCGAGAACGTCGGCGGCGCGCCGGCGATCGTCGGCGAGGAGCTCTTCGCCGGCGTCCAGGCGTTCCAGGCGGCGACGACCGAGGCGCACGTCCTCGGCCGGCGCGTGAATCACGGGAAGGCGAAGAGCCTCCTCGCCGGGATCGCGCGCTGCGCGCATTGTGGCCGGTCGCTCGCGTGCGTGCCGAACGGGAAGGCCCGGACGATGACCTACCGGTGCCCGTCCGAGCGGAGCCGGTGCCCGGAGCGCGGCTCGATCCTCGCGGCCGACCTCGACGCGCTCGTCGAGGCGCGCGTCCTCGCGTGGGCAGGTCCGACGCTCGACGTCGTCGACGAGCTCGAGCTCGAGATGAGCGACGTCGGCGCGCGCGTCGTCGTCGAGCATCGGCTCGCGGAGGCGCGCGGCGTGCTCCTCGACTATGCGACCTCGACGGCCGTCCAGTCGCTCGACCTCGCGCTCTTCGAGGCCGGCCTCGCGGCGCGCCAGGCGACCGTCGCCGAGCTCGAGCTCGAGCTCGAGGAGCTCGGCCTCGCGTCGGCGACCGAGGTCGCGGCCTCGACGCTTCGCCAGGACTGGCCGACACTGACCACGGCCGAGCGGCGCCGGCTACTGGCCGTCGTCCTCGATCGCGTCGACGTCATCCGGACGCCGCGGCGCGGAGCTCCGGCCTCCGAGCGCGCGACCGTGATCCTCGCCGGCGACGCCGGCGTCCTGGCGCCGGAGCTCGAGCTCGTCGCGGCGTAGGCGGCGAGCTCGAGCCTCCCGGACGCGGTGATACTCCTGCAAGAGTCGCCGGCGTAGCGGCGCGTCGCTCTTGCTCATCCGAGCCACCACCACAGAGCCGAGGCGATCGCGGCGCCCATGAGCACGCCGTAGGCGAGCGCCCAGAGGAGCCAGGCGAGCTCGCGCGAGATGCCCGGTCGGGGTGACGGGGGGAGGAGAACCGACGGCCGCGTCGTCGGAGGAGCGTGTCGCATCTTGCGCCTCCTGTCGTGAGTGAAGCGGACCACGCTACTCCGATCGGTCGTGCTCTTCAAGGCGCGCCTCGAGGCGCGTGACGCGCTCTTGGAGCGAGTAGACGACGCGGAGGAGAGCGACGAGCACGACGCCGACGATCGCCGCGGCGAGGTCGA